GCTGAAAGATTAAATAGATACAACAGAGATATTCAGTTGGCTGAAGATAAAATAAAAGATATTTCAAAAATGTATGATCCTAAAAATTACAATGCAGGTGGCCCTGTTAGTATAGATAATATGCTAGCTGCTTTATGAATCTAGCACATCTTTCTGATCAAGAGATTAAAGAAACCTTAGTTTTAAAAGAGCGTTTAGAGCTTCTTAAAAAACGACAAGGATGTGAAGACACCTTTTTAGACTTTGTTAATTACATGTGGCCAGAGTTTATTTGTGGACGTCACCATCAAATCTTTGCACAAAAACTAGAAGATGTAGCTAGTGGCAAAATTAAAAGATTAATTATTAACATGCCTCCTCGTCATACCAAGTCTGAGTTTTGTTCTACTTATTTTCCAGCCTGGATTATGGGCAAGCAACCTAAAAGAAAAATTATGCAGACAACTCATACAGGTGAGTTAGCCGTAAGGTTTGGTCGTAAAGTTAGAAACATGATGGATACAGATGAGTATCGAAGAATTTTTACAGAAGTACAGTTGAAAGCAGACAGTAAATCAGCGGGTCGTTGGGAGACTGATAAAGGCGGAGAATACTTTGCTGCGGGTGTGGGAGGAGCTATTACAGGTCGTGGTGCGGATCTATTAATTATTGATGACCCTCACTCGGAACAAGACGCGCTTAGTCCTACAGCTATGGAAGCATGTTGGGAATGGTACACCTCTGGACCTAGACAGCGTTTGCAGCCTGGGGGCGCAATCATTCTTGTTATGACGCGTTGGAGTTCCATAGATCTAACGGCTAAGTTGCTAGACGCACAAAAAGAATCAGCCGCTGACCAATGGGATATAGTAGAGTTCCCAGCAATCTTTCCAGAAACTAACAACGCTTTATGGCCCGAGTTCTGGTCAATAGATGAATTAGAAAAAGTTAAAGCATCTTTGCCTGTACAAAAATGGAATGCTCAATGGATGCAAACCCCGACATCCGAAGAAGGATCTATTGTTAAAAGAGAGTGGTGGAAACCTTGGGATCACGATTCTTTGCCGGCAGTCAGTTACATCATACAAAGTTACGATACAGCCTTCAGTAAAAAAGAAAATGCGGATTACTCTGCTATTTCTACTTGGGGTATTTTTAGACCAACGCAAGATGCGCCTGACTCTATTATATTGTTAGATGCGCAAAAAGGTCGTTGGGATTTTCCAGAGTTAAAAAGAATAGCTTACGAGGAATATCAATACTGGGAACCAGACATGACATTAATTGAAGCCAAAGCATCAGGAACTCCGTTAACTCATGAGCTTAGAAGACTGGGAATACCTGTAGTTAATTACTCACCAACAAGAGGGCATGACAAGTCAACAAGGATGCATTCAGTTGCGCCTATATTTGAGTCCGGATTAGTGTGGGCGCCTGAAAAGAAATTTGCTGAAGAGATGATTGAAGAATGTGCTTCATTTCCCTTTGGCAAAAATGATGACCTATGTGATACTATGACTCAAGCTTTGATGAGATTCAGAGAGGGTGGGCTAGTTTCTCTTGGTGATGACTATGAAGACAGAGANAAAGCACCAGTAAAAAGGGTATATTACTAATATGGCAGTAGAAAAAGACATAAATCCAACAGTTCTTAATCAAGAAAATCAAGTGCCTCTTGGACAAGAAGATATGAGTATTGCTTTAGAAGCTCTTAGAGAATCTGGGTCTGAAGGTTTTGAAATGCAAGAAGATGGCAGCGCTATATTAGGGCAAACTGATTCAGAAGAAATGGAAACAGGATTTGACTCTAATCTTGCCGAAGTAATTGACCCTAGCGATTTAAGAACAATATCTAATGAGCTAGTAGCAGGTATTGAAAAAGATAAAGGATCTAGAGAAGATTGGGAAAGCACATATACAGACGGCCTTAAATATTTAGGCATGAAGTTTGATGATGAGAGATCCGAGCCTTTTGCCGGAGCTTCAGGTGTTATTCATCCGTTGCTAGGAGAAGCAGTTACAACCTTCCAAGCTCAAGCTTATAAAGAACTATTGCCTTCTGGTGGGCCAGTTAAGACTCAAGTTATGGGAGCGTATAGCTCTATGTTAGAAGAGCAGGCCCAAAGAGTTAAAGATTTTATGAACTACCAAATTACTCATGTAATGGAAGAGTTTGATGAAGAGTTAGATCAAATGCTTTTTTATCTACCTTTGGCTGGGTCTGCATTTAAAAAAGTTTATTACGATGAAAACTTAGGCAGGGCCGTATCAAAATTTATTGCTCCTGAAGATTTAATTGTTCCTTACTACACAACAGATTTAGAAAGCTGCACAAGAATAACTAACGTTATTAAGATGGCAGAGAATGATGTAAGAAAATTACAAGCTGCTGGATTTTATCGAAAGATAGATTTAGAAACTGGAGAGAACGCTGAGAGTTATACAGATGTAAAAGAAGAAATAAATAAACTGTCTGGTATGGAACCTACCTACGATGATGGAGAAGTATCTCTTCTATACGAAGTTCATTGTAACTTAGAGCTAGAAGGCTATGAGGATATGGATGAAGATGGAGAGCCAACAGGAGTCAAGCTTCCTTACATAGTTACACTAGATACGCATTCAAGTGAAATCTTATCTATTAGAAGAAATTACAAAGAAGACGATACTCTTAAAAAGAAAATAGAATACTTCGTACATTTTAAATTCTTGCCAGGATTAGGATTCTACGGTTTTGGATTAACACACATGATAGGTGGGTTATCTAAAGCATCAACATCTATTATGAGACAATTAATTGATGCAGGTACTTTAGCTAATTTGCCCGCAGGATTTAAAACTAGAGGCATTAGGATTAGAGATGAAGACACGCCAATACAACCAGGCGAGTTTAGAGACGTAGATGCTCCGGGTGGATCTTTACGAGATTCTATCCAACCATTACCTTTTAAAGAACCTAGTGCAACATTACTTAACCTACTAAACATCTTAGTAGATTCAGGTCAAAAGTTTGCATCTATTGCAGAGATTAATACAGGACAAGGCAATCCAAATGCTCCGGTAGGAACAACGCTTGCTTTGCTTGAAAGATCTACCAAGGTATTATCTGCAATCCATAAAAGATTGCATAATTCTCAAAAGAAAGAATTTAGAATATTGTCTAAGGTTTTTCAAGAGTACTTGCCTCCAGAATATCCTTACGCCATAGCCAACAATGAATCTTCTATTATGTTGTCTGACTTTGATGACAAGGTAGATATATTCCCAGTCTCAAATCCAGACATATTTAGCCAAGCACAAAGAATTGCTATGGCTCAAGAGATGATGCAGTTAGTTCAATCTAACCCACAAGTTCATGGGCCTAGCGGTACTTACGAGGCTTATAAAAGAATGTATGCAGCTATAGGTGTAGACAATATAGATCAAATATTAACTCCACCACCACCTACAGATCCTACTCCTTTGGAAGCTGGATTTGAAAACAATCAATTGTTATTAGGTCAACAAGCTCAAGCGTTCCCACAACAAAATCATGATGCGCATATTTCAATTCACATGTCTTTGTTAAATACGCCACCAGTTCAAATGAATGCTCAAGTACAAGCTTTAATACATTCTCATATAATGCAGCATTTACAAATGAAAGCAGACATCCTAGCTGAACAACAAATGCCTCCTGAAATGATGCAACAGTTCCAAGGTTTGCAACAACAAGCGCAACAAGCACAACCAGAAGAAGCTCAAGCTTTGTCAATGCAAGCAGGAGATATGTTGGCTCAATTCTCATCTCCAATACTTGCTGAGTTATTAATTGAATACAATCAAAAAGTTGCAGCACCTCAAGATGAAGATCCTTTGGTATCAATTAGAAAACAAGAGCTAGCATTAAAAGGACAAGAACTTTCAATAGAACAACAACAGTTTGCAACTGAGCAACAAAGAAAAGTTCAAGAAGCTCAACAAAGAATTAATGTTGATAGAGAAAGAATTGAAACTCAAGAAGATATTGCTGGACTAAGAGATGATACGGCCAGAGCAAGAATGGAACAACAAGCTAGATTTAAAATAGCTGATATGCAAAACAAACAACAGTAATGCCGTTAAAGTTTAAAACTCTTGGTTCTGGTATAGACAAACAAAAAAGCAAAACTAAAAGAACTTCTATAGGCGATAGCAACAATACTTATCCCAAAAATAAAAACGCAAAAAAACAATATAAAAAATACAGAGGTCAAGGAAAATAAAAACTTGCAAATCCTGTATTTAACCAAGATAATAAACAACATGATAAAAAGAACTGAGATATCACAACAAAAAACTCCAACTGTAACTAAGAATAAAGCTAGCTACAGTAATAAAGGTCTTGCTCCTTTAAAAACAGACGCAGGAACTTTTGACGCCAACACAACTCCTAAACCTGGAATGGGTAAAGGTAAATGCAGAGGTATGGGCGCCGCCGAATTTGGTGGCAAGTTTTCTGGCATTTATTAAGTGTCGGTAGTTTGGATAGGCCAAAAATTTTTAACAGAAATTGAGGCTCAAAAAGAAAGCGTAAAGGATGTAATTTTAGCTGGGACTAAAGACTTTGCGCAATATCAGTACCTGTGTGGACGTTACAGCTCTCTCGTCGACGCAGAAAATTCATTTAGGGAGCTGCTAGGGAAAATACAAGAAGATGCCGAAGATACACGTACCTGACCATGTTGCTCAAGCAATCGAAAAAGAAACTGCTGAGAAAAACAAAAAACCAAAAGAAAAAAAAGAAAAGCCTGCCTTAGAGGAAAGTATTCCTTATGTTGAACAAGGTGCTAGAGTTTTAGATCCTACTCTTTTGGACAAATCAATTTTAGATAGAATGCCTCAACCTACTGGCTGGAGAATGCTTATTCTTCCATACAAAGGTAAGGCAGTAACAGAAGGTGGTATCCACTTAGTACAATCAACGGTTGATAGAGAGTCTCTAGCTACGGTTGTAGGGTATGTTGTTAAAATGGGTCCTGATTGCTACAAAGATTCAAGCAAGTTTGCTGAAGCTTGGTGTCAGGAAAAACAATGGGTGTTGATAGGAAGGTATGCTGGCGCTCGCTTTAGACTTGGTGATGAATCTGAATGCAGAATCATTAACGATGATGAGGTGATTGCTACTATATTAGATCCTGACGATATTCTTGCAGTATAAGGAGTAAATATGTCTGAAGAAGCAAAGAATGAAGAAATAGTTGATGAGGGTGAGGTTATTGAAGTAGATTTACCAGAGGAAAAACCTAGCGGTAGAATTGCAGATCTTGTACCCCAAGAAGAAAATGATACGGAAGCTGAAGAAGCAATTACAGATGTATCAGAAGAAAAGTCTGCTGAAGAATTAGAAGACTATTCTGAAAAGGTTAAAAAAAGAATTGGTAATTTAACTCGCAAGTTAAGAGAGGCTGAAAGAGGCCAGGAATCTGCTTACGAGTATGCCAAAAGAATTTCAGAAGAAAATCAACATTTAAAAACAAGATCTTCTTCTCTAGATAGATCTTATTTACAAGAAGCAGAGGGCAGACTTAAATCTCAAAAAGCACAAGCTTTAGCAGCATTAAAGAATGCTCATGAAGTTGCAGATTACGACAAAGTTGCAAAAGCACAAGAAGTTTTGTCTAAAATTGCGGTAGAAGAAAACAAAGTAAGTGTTTCAAAAAATCAATTAGAACATCAAAGAAATGTTCAAGAAGATCAACAAGCAAACTATCAAAATTATGTTGCAAATCAACCCCAACCAGTTCAACAAAATGTTGCTCCGCAACTTGGTGAAAGAGAACAAGGGTGGGTAGAAAAGAACGAATGGTTTGGTCAAGACGAAGTAATGACTATGGGTGCTATGGCAATCAACAATCAGCTAGAAAATGAAGGCTTTGACGTTGGTTCAGAAGAGTACTATACTGAGGTTGATAGGAGAATTCGTAAAGAGTTCCCACAGAAGTTTACAGAATCTTCTGTTAAATCTAAGCCTCAGCAAAAGGTGGCTTCGGCAGGTAGGGTAGCTGGTAATGCCAGTTCCAATAAAAGGCAAGTAAAATTGTCTCCATCCGAAGTTCAAATGGCTAAAAGATTAAACGTACCACTAGGTGAGTACGCTAAATACGTTAAAAGGTAAAACTATGACAGAAGATAAAAAAGATTTAAACAGAACCTCGCGTTCTGCCGACACTCGAGCAACAAAAGAAGCTCGCAAACCCTGGAGTCCACCATCAATGTTGGATACTCCTCCCGCGCCTGAAGGTTATACCTACAGGTGGATAAGAGCTGAAATCGCAGGTCAAGAAGATAGAAAAAATGTAACTTCTAGGATGAGAGAGGGTTTCGACCTTGTCAGAGCCGAAGAGTTAGATGGATTCGAGCTTCCTACTTTAGATGACGGTAAACACGCGGGAGTAGTCGCAGTTGGTGGCTTGCTATTGGCCAAGATTCCTAACGAAACACGCGAAGAGAGAAACTCCTACTTCGCAGATCGTGCGCACACTCAGCAAGATGCTGTAGACAACGATCTATTAAGAGAATCTGACCCAAACTCTCCGATGTTAAAACCAGAGAGAACAAGCAAAGTAACTTTTGGAGGTGGTCAACGCAGTTGATCATCACTTTTTTTAATTTTAAATAATATAGGTGACTTATTATGTCTAACAAAAATGCACCCTTTGGAGCAAGAGTAGTAGGTAAATTAGGTTCTG